TGCTTTTTCTGCATCTTGTAAAGGTTTATCTTTATTCCACATCCTCATAATATATTTAAGTATATTACCTTGACAATATGATATAGCTTCATGTTTACCTAATGTATCTACAATTACATCATAGGTTTCATACTTACCTTTGTTATAATGTTTAGGATGATTTACTTCTTCATCTTTTATATCTGTTTCATAAAGAGAACAAGCTTTTTCTAAAGATTCTTCATAAGTCATTATGCATTACCTTGTGTTTTAGTCCAAGAAGATAAGTGTGTTATATCTTTTTTCTTTTTTAAATTATGTAGCTCTCCAGACTCAGCCATCTTATCCATCTCATCACTAACTCTATCAGCAAAGTCTTGATCTGTATTTAATAAATGAAAGCAAGTTACAAGTGCATACATTGTATCTTTAATAAGATCATGCTCATCATCTTTTAATCTAGTCACTGGCATAATCAAAGCACTCAAATCTACTTTGCCTGTCCAATTGTCATTATTAAATGAAGGCTTTATAACTACAGCTACAGAATCTTCTTTTAATTTTGAAGCTGCATTTTCAGTTGTAACTAATTCTACTTCTTCATTGTCTTCATCATACATAATGTTTTATCCCTTTAAAATTAATCAACTCTGGTACTTCTACTTTCTTACTACAAACTAACCAATCTTCTGGTATTACTTTTGTTGCATACAAGAAGTTATATTTTTCACACCATTTTGCATATGTTGTTTTAGATTTCTTGTTTAGTTTTTTATTACTGTTTGTAAATATAAATCTTATATCTAACTCTGGATGTTGCTTCTGTATCAGTATATGTTTTCTTCTATCTGATGGTGTAAACAATCCTTTTGTTTCTATAATTACTCCATTGGGTAATACAAAGTCTGGTGTATATTTTCTATATGCTAGATCTTCCCATTCTATTTTTATTGTTTCATAACCTACATCTAACTTAGCTTCTGTTAGTTGCTTTTGTACTTCAACCTCAAGTCCACTTCTATATCCTTTTCTTTTAGAGGCTGCATACGACTTTGCATTAAACATTATCTAACTTCTGTGTAGCACACCATTGGTGGGTTTTCAGCTTGTGAAACTTTAGATGGCATCTCTTTTAGTCCAGGCCAACAGGCATGTCTATATGCACACCAAGAACATTCTTTACCTAGTTTACGATTACCTGAAGGTTTCTTACGGTATGTTTCAGGCTCATCTTCAAAACATCTTCTAAATTTATTTAGTTTTAATTCTTTGTATAGCTGTTTAGTTTGTGCTAATACAGCTTTAGTATTTAGGTTTGGTGAGTCTACATGTTTGAACTCACCTGTTCCTTTATTAATCACCCACCAACCATTTGGTTTTGTATTAGTAGCTTCAGCATATCCTGCTAACTGAGCTATATAACCAAAGCTATCTTTTTCAGCTAGTGTATCATATGTCTTAAATTTATTTTGATAAGACCACGGACTTGCAGATTTAATGTCAGCAACTCCTGTATCAAATATTATATCTGGTGTTCCAGGTATCTTGCAGTCATCGCCAAGATCTAACTCAATTTGCTCTCCATTCTTGTATGAAACACCTGAGGCTGTAAGTAAACCTTTGAATACAGCCTCAAGTATATCACCTATCAACATCATAATAATAAAGTTAGCTGATGGAGGAAGAGCCGACTCTGGCTTGTTTTTATCAAACCAGAGTTGGCAATAGGGTCTGCCGATATTAGACATCCGAAGTGTAAAGTCCTGATTCTTTTTCTCGACAAACTGTTTATTGAGTGCAACCTCAATATCTTTAACAATACCTTTTAATACTTTCTTAGGAAGAACAGTATCTTTAGCAGTAATGCTATTAAGATATTTATGGATTGCTAGTTCAATAGGATTAGACAGCATTACCTGACTCATCAATCTCAACAAACTCGTTAACTAAAGCATCATTCTCTTGTTGCTTTTTAGCATCAATAGATTCTTGATGATTTGTATTAACCCATGTGTTGTAGTTTTCAATCCAATCAGTAAAAGACTTAAAGGTAGTTTGATCTTCTGGTGTGATCTCAATTAAGTTTGGCAGCAACTCTACACTTGGAACATAGTATTTATTACCAGATGCAATCTGTCTTTCATCTGTACCTAACTTAATAAGATGCTGTGGTAGCAATCTAGATTGTTTAGCCATCTGAGCTATAGGTGTACCCATAGTCTTAAATGCTTCACGATTATCTACCTCATAGATAAATGGGACACCTTCTTGTGGATCAATATCTAAACCTTGACCATCAACTGCAGCATCAAAAGTAGCTAAACCAAATAGCACTCGAACTCTTTTAATACTTTTAATCAAGTTCTTCTGACTCTCTGGTAAAGCTTGATAGTCTTCTATCCAACCACTAGGCTTGCCACAGTTAACACCTCCGATGTTATCAATGAGATCTGATTTCAAGTCATTAGCCATGATTGTTTTTACAAACGTGCCTTTGCTATCTCCATTAGCCATTATGTATCTTTTATACATAAACTTCTGTTGGAATAATCTAATCTTTGGATCTTCTTGATAAATCTTATCACCATCAGGTAACTCTAAAGAATACATACCAGGATCTACAACCTTGATAGTTTTCTTTTTACCTTTAATCTCTGTTTCACCATCAATACCTGAGTGATCTATCTTTAATCTAGCTAGATTACTCTTAGTCTTTTTGGTGTCCATGTCAGCAGTCATACCCATAGCTGTTGCTATTTGATTGAAACTACCTTTATCTGTACTCAGTGTAACTATTTCTGTAGACATATATTTCTCTCCTATATTTCTGTCTGTTCTAACCAACTGTTACCTATTTTCATATCTAACTTCAAAGGTACATTAAACTTAATACCCCACCTAGTTCTCATCAAGGATACTAGGTTCCCTTCTATATCCTTAATTACATCTATAACATCTTCTACTTCTGTCGGATGTACATCTATAATAAGGCTATCGTGAACTGAGTTTACCACAATACTTTTTAGCTGTGTTAACTTTCTTGTAACTTCTACTAAAACTAATGGCACAATATCTGCTGTAGCAAATGATTGCACAGGATAGTTTTTAATCTGAGTAAAGTGAGAAACACTACCGTCCTTTCTTCTTGTACAATCAGGAAAAGCAAACTGCCTACCACTTGGTGTAGTGATAGCTCCCTTTGTAATAGCTTCATTAGCTAATACCTTATGCCATCTTGCAATCCCTCTGTACTTCTGTAAAAAGTGTTCATAGTATTTAGCCTCAGCAGGTGTTCTACCATAGCCAGTGGCCCCATATAAAGGAGCAAATGTATGGGTCTTGGCTACTTGCCGTGTAGTAGGCTGCCCTGCATCCGATATAATCTTAGCAGTATAACTATGAACATCGAAACCTTCTACTACTTCTTTGATAGCTGTCTCATCTTGACTAAGATAAGCAGCCACTCGAAACTCTAACTGAGCAAAGTCAGCTTCGAGTATCTGTCCATCTTCAAACCTAGATACAAATACTTTCTTAACTGGAAAGGTAGATCCTCTAGGTATGTTTTGCATGTTAGGATTAGAACCACTAAACCTACCTGTTGTAGTTATGTGTTGATTTAGTTTTACATGCAACATTGAATCTTCTTTCATAAAGTTATCAATACCATCTACAAAGTTAGAAAGATAACTAGTGATAGCAGATAGTCTTTTTAGTTTATCTAAGAAGTCTTTTGCTTCTGTCATCTCTTTCTTGTGAGCTACACCACTTAGCATTTCTAAACTACTCTTACTAGTTTTGAAACCATTAGCACTAGCCCACTTAATACTAGATGGGGAGAACTTAAGACCTGCTACAAACTTTGTATCTTCAAGTATAAAACCTTTAGCATCACAATCTTTACACTTAGTTGGTTTCTTGTATCGAGATCCGTCTTTTCTTATCTTAAACACAGAACCTCTACCTTTACATGTAGTACACTGCTTTGCTTTTGTTTTGTATATTGTTTTGAATTGTTTCTTAACTGCTACTTTGAATACAGTATTGTCCATGTAAGGTTCATTGTTAATAGTATCTAGCCAATTACTTTTAGACAAAGGTTTACGACTAA